TCATGTAGTAATTAAAGAGGGGTATTCATCATATGTCCTATTATCTAAAGTGCGACCTGTTCTATGCTTTTGAACGCCTCCCCATTGTTTAAAGAAAAAGGCTACTCGTTGTTCTTGGCACTGATCCCTAATGCTTCGAACCCATTCTGCCTGCATTGGTCGTGCTCCTGGGCCTGACTCTCCGCCAACGATAACCCAGTGGATACCGGTAAGATCTAAGTTATCCAACGGGCCGATCAGTGGTTCGCATGATAAGAACCTAACCTTGGCAGGTACTTTCCTTAATAGATCGATGCGAGATGTTACACGTTCGTTTTCCACACTTGTGCCCATCCATATGTTCGGTGTAAAATCTAGAAAAGGTGATAGCTCAAGAAGTCTTTCAGGTCGCTTGGTTAGAATCTGATAAGTGTGGTGCGGTGTTTCGTTCATCGTCTGAAAAATCCGCTGAATAAATTGGAGCGGAACATCTTTGTGAAACAAGTCTGACATAGAGTTCACAAAGATTTTTTTTGGTTTTTTCCAATGCCGCGGTAAGTCAATGAGATCATAATGGAGCGTCACATTAAAGCCATTGCGATAACGCGGATTTCCCATTGCTTGTAGCCGATTGGCCATGCGTAATGCATAACAATTACGACAACCTTCAGACACCTTTGTGCATCCAGTGACAGGGTTCCAAGTGACTTCTGTCCACTCAATATTTGAGTTACCAGCCATGTTTATCCCTCCTAATAGGGATATTATAACACAAGGAATATATGTTCGTATAACTAAAATAGAGATAATTGAGGATTTTGTTGCTCATATACCCACTTCATAATTTCGTTGCCAGCTTTGTGTTTTCCCACCCAAATCATGTAGTACAAATCGGGTCCGCTAGGTTTTTTAAACACATCAGATACATTTACATATTTGTAACCAATTTCTTTAAGGCGATTGGTGTATAAATCCAATAATTTGGATAGTAAGTATGTGCGCCTGTGATTTATATAGATGTCGTACCAGAGGTTTGTGCCAAAGAAATCGTTTAGTCTCTCTATTTGCCAAGACTGAATTTTAGAAGTATCCTTAGGAAGATAACGTCTTATGGTCATTTGGTATGGATAGAGAATAAAAAGTTCCGTTCTCCATTTTGATAAGTACTCAATTGTGCTCCATTTTACTTGGTCCGATGAAGGATCGATGAATACAAATGTCGGTGCTTTAGGATGAATTTGTGGCATCACTTTCCTGATCATAACGTTACAATCCCCTTTGATAATTTCATAGTTTCTTTTTGGGGACTTAACAGAAGCTAGTTTTTCTATATCCTTGACGCGATCTTCATTAAGCTCTATGTAAAATAGTTTGGTAAAATCTCCGCTATAATCAAGGCTAATAGACACTGAACCATCTACCTCTTTTAAACTTTCTTTTTCAATCCATTTTCCCCGTCCTGCAAAACAGTCCACATAGTAACGGTGTATTGCCTTCGATGTAGCCTTTATGTATATAGGGAGATACTTTCTCAAAAATTCTAGTTTATCTAATGACCATGAACCAATTAAATTATCTTTTTCCCCATACGCCATTTTTAGATTCCCCCAACGTAATTTAAGTACTAATCCAGTACTTTCTTTTAGTAAAACATATCCCAAAAATCATTTTCGTGCACGATAATAATTGGCGCGCCTTTTTTCCTTAATTCAATCGCCTTCTCAACTTTCCGTCCATAGCAAGCAAACGCCCAGCAAGGATTCCCATCGTTTCCTACGATCAGGTAGTTCGTATTCTTAGTGACATTGTTGTTGAATATTCCGCCCATCTCTTGAATAATACGGGCAATTTCGTTGCGTGTAGCCCTGTGAGAGGCACCGGTGAAGGAAAACACTTTATTTTCGAATATGATTTCTGGATTTACAGCGCATATGCCACTGATTGAGTACTGGCTTTGTAGCGATTTTATATCGAACTCATGAATGTTGTGGGATATTCTTGTATCAATGAAATTGGCAAAAAAGGCCTTCAGCAAGTTTTTCTCGTCCTCGTTGATAATCCCGTCCTGTTTCACACTGACAAGCAAGCTATGGATCTCGTCAAAGGGATATGTTCCCCTCAAGAAGTCATGGTCATCAATCCAGTTGGACAGTTGCTCAATTTCCATGTCATTTAAAACATTATCCGCCATAATGCCATGGAGAATCCCATGTAATTGCTGTATGGATGATGTGATGATGTCATAGTAACTGTTAAAATCGTTATCATTAACGATATTGTTACAAAGCCACAGAATATCTTCAATCTCCTCTTCTTCCAATTTGTTATCCAGCAAAGCTTGGTCAATTAATGGGATAATTTCGTTAAAAGGTGATCTATTTGCAAACCGTCTATGTAGGTTGCACCAATGGATGAGTTCAGCAATCTCCTCTTTGTTAGTGATGTCATCGGAACGGATCCCATGGATAATTCCGATCAGAGAGTTGATGGACTTGTGCAATTCGGCTTTTGAGGTGAACTTGCGATAGTCTTCAATTTCTTTGAACTTGCTCATTTTCTCTCCCCCATTTCATACAAGAATAAAAAAGACATCCAGCCACATGGCGGTGATGTCCTTTCTTGCTGCATATTCGGGCCGAGTGGGTTTTCTTCCTCAATTGCTCGAAAAAGGATTGCAATAGATAATACATTTATCATATAATGAAAGTGGAACTGAAACCGGGCTAGACCCGGGAGTAGGCTCCTACCGGCCCAGTTGAGGGCCTTTTGTTTTTTTATCATTATCAAGTCTTGAGTAAAACACCATCTTGAGTACTTGAGATATGCGTACATCTGACTTTGTTCAGCCTGTAGATGAAATTATGGGCTTTTTTACTTTTCATGTACTTAGTTGGATCTAAACTTTGTTTCATAAAATATGCGTTAACATCCACTAACTGATGTATATAAGAATCCGCTGAGTCTTTAGTGAAAGGGTCTTCTACGATAAATTCAAGCGGTAAGTTTCTATATCCATTTCCATATTTACTAGGAATAGGATTATATCTGCGCATTTTTCGAACTAATTGTTTCAGTTTTTTGTCATCTGTTTTATCAGGGATTAGCATGAAATTTTCCTTCTGGGTTGCTGTTTGCTCCCCTGTTTTTAACTCACCGTTGACCAAGTCGTCGAAATTTCCCTTGTCTAATGTGTTGTGAATTCTTTGTATAAGATATTTCCAGGCTATTTCAAAAACATCTGTTCCTATAGGTAAATTTTGTTTATCAATGACTACAAACATGACACGAATATAGTCTAATGACTCTTGAAAATCTAAGACTTTTTTACATATTTGCAATTTAACGTGTTTTTGGAGATGAGCATATTTTTTTGATGACTGAAAAAATTCAGCTGCGTGTATCTCTTCTCTCAACTTAAACTTATAAACATTGCGCAACGTTCTTCTAAAATCAACAATGTCATTGATAAATCTATTCCAATTGCTTTCATGAATAATTAGAGCGCTGAGAATGAAATATCTTGTTGGGCTTTTAACTATTCCTGAATCTCCGCTTTCATCTACGTAAACCAAATACATGGTTCTAACTCTTCCTCTCCCAAAATACATTTTTCTATCTGCACACTAATTCTTTAATTTTTTATCCCCCGGCTTCCGATCCCCCTCACTCTTGAGGATCTCCCATATTTTGAGTAATTGCTCCCGCCGTTCCTCCGGCGCCTCAGCCAGTTCTTTAAAGAACAGCCCCAGTTCCGGATCCTTGAGCTCCTCTGGAATATCATCCTGCTCCGGCGGAGTTGGATCGTCAGTCCGGCCGAGGAGGTAGTCAGTGGTGACGTTGAAAAACTCAGCTAGTTTATTAATTGTATCGATATCAGGTTGACTTTGGCCGTTTTCATATTTTGAGTAGCCCTGTCTAGTGATGCCTAAAAAATCAGCCATATCCTGATGGGTCAGCTTTTTTTGCAATCTTAGCATTTTGAGTCTGTTGGGGAACATCAAAAATCCCTCTTTTCGCTCATCTATAAACAATTATAAAGCAACATATTGTTGCTACAAATAAAAACAATGGTTGAGCAACAAAAAATTTCATTTAAAGTATTGACAGCAACTTTTTGTTGCGTATAATTTGAATTAGATGAGCAACTTTTGGTTGCGTGAGGTGGTGATATGCAGTGACCAAGGAACAACTCAGGGATACTTTAATTAGGGCTAGGGAGGCCAAACAGTTAACTCAGGAACAGGTTGTATCTATGTCTGGAGCAAATATCACAAGACAGTACTACAGTATGATTGAAAACGGCGATAGAAGGCCGTCGGTTGATGTAGCTAAAAAAATTGCTCCTGTTCTTGGAGTAAGTTGGACCATTTTTTTTGAAATTGAAAGCAACCAAAAGTTACGTAAAACAAGCTCATCATGATACGCACCATCGCTCCTTGCCAACCACATATCCCACTGTCCCCTTGCCTGCAAAGGAGGTGAGATTGATGACTTTCGAACAGCGTTTGTCTGATTTAGAAACCCGTATCGCCAAGCTGGAAAAGGAAGCCGTCGCGGCAACGACGGCTGAAACTGAAAAACATTTGCAAGGTTTACCGAATTCAACGAAAACCATCATCTTTAAGGAAATCGAAAAAACAAAACAAGATGAACGACCTGTTGGTATTGATCCCGAAAGCTATTTAGCCAAAGAAATTTTATGGCAGTCCAGAAAAATCATCGAGCTGGAACATTCTATTGTTGAGATATTGAATACAGTTAAACATTTAAAATACTTGCTTACAAAGTCATAAAGTTGTTATTTTGCCCAGGCGTTTAAAAGGTCTGTTAACGAATCAAATGATTCTTCCAATTGTTTAAATTCGATGTCTGACCACTGATGGCTATGGTTAGTTCTAACGTTAGTCAGTACTTCATTGTTAAAGACCATGAACTGGTGAAAAAATGTCTCAAGTTCTTGGTTTTCGCCTTCCGATGATAGTTGGGCATATAGGGTTTTAGCTGAAGTGATGAAAGTATTAGCCTGATTCAAAAATGTGAGAGCCAAGTTCACGTTGTCTTTTCTGTTTTCAGCAAATATGAGTTCGTGACAAAGCCTAGAAGCATGAAATCCTTCGGAAATGAAAAAGGCAATAGTTTTTAACTGATGATTGAAACGGTTGTCCATTTTCATATTCACCTCCTTCCCAAGCCATCATTCGGCAGGGAGGAAGGAAAATCCTGCAAGGCAGGTGACAGCATGAACACCATTCAGGATCAATGGGTTAGAGCCGAGCTGAAGCATCGGCTGCTGGTGATCATCATGCAGCTGAAGGATGATCCGGCATTTACGAAAGACGATGCGGCGCTGGGGATCGCCAAGGTGCTCGATTGGTTGAATGAAACAGCGCCGGTCGTCGATTATCAGACAATGGTTAGATACTATGATGCGAGGTGAACCGAATGTCATCAAATGCCCCTCATGCTCCGCATAAACATGAACAAAGGGGGAATGCGGGCATGAAGGAATTCAAATACGGCAACACGACGGTGATTGTTCACTCCCCATTGGTACTCATGAGCCCAGAGGAGCGAAAGCAATGGTTTGAGCAAGAATGGCAAAAAGGTAATCCGATCCTGCGGCAAATCGCCGAGGCGGTGCTGGATTGCTACCGTTCTATCGATAATGTAACAGAAAAATTAAAGGTGGATGGTAGAAAGGGGAGCCCGGAGGATGAAACGCGGTAGAGCGGCCGATGCGGTGAAAACGGCGCGGCAGAAAACAGGGATGACGCAGCAACAACTATCGTTTGAAATCTATGAATCTCGCGAATCGGTATCGCACCAGGAAAATGGGCGATATCGGGTGCAGCCGAACATATCGAAATATTTCGCTGAAAAGCATAACAATCCGTGGGTGGCGCTCGAGGCAGCGGCAGAGTATACCGGCTGGGGGCCAGTGAGGCTCGATGGGGATGCAGTTGACCTTCACCGGGCGAGTGTGGCGATGAAAACACGCGAGGAGCTCACTGAAGCCCTCGAGGCGATCGAAAGTGTCTGTGTAGCGAATCATCCCAGGTCGATTCGAGAGTTTGACAAACAGCGATTGGAAGAGGCGATGATGCAGGCGATCGACGCGATTGTCGCTCTCACGCAATACGTTGCGGTCATTTGCATGGATTACGGCTTTTCCTGGTGGAAAATGTGGCAAAAGCATCGCGCGAAACTGCAAGCGAAAGGATTTATCCGACAATGACAAAGGAGGAAAAAGCCATGTTTCAACTGCCGAATTTAGCGGAAATGACGGATCTCGAAGCTGTTCACTGGTATACGAGCGAGTTTTTGCGGCTTTCCAGAGAACGAAAACTCGACAGCGAATATGGAAGGGCGTTGCTCGAGTGGAAAAAGCAAATGAATGAACGATTGGAAAAATCACGGAAGGAGTGGTGGTAATGTACGTGGTATGGGTAGCCAGTTCGTTAATGACAGCGCGGGAAGTTCGGGAGGTGTGCGCTGAGTTGCGCAATCATCCAGAGCTGATTGAAGCCATTGAGCAAGAAACGAAAACAAAACTCATCAACATGGAAAAAGCAGCAAGCCAAACGCTCACTGCTTCCTAAAAAACCAGCCCTACTACAAAACATATCATGTTGCCAACCAAAAGGCAAGCTCATGCTTGCCGACTGGAGCGCAGGCGGCGGGTGTGCCCCCAGCCCGAAAGTGCTTGTGCTTCAGTCGGTGCGCATGAGCGCCGGCCAGGCCGAGCGAGAGCGGGCGACGATCCGAAAGGGGAGCCGCGCCACAATACATGTATGGTCATTGCGACGACGCCTGGAGATCATAACGAAGGAGGAATGGCGGTGATCCATATGATCGTTTACCAAGAGGCGGATTTGCGGCAAAAGGCATCAAGATGCATCGAGTACATACAGGAAGCGCTGCAAAACCGCGACTATGAAACGATGGCGATTGAAATATCCGAGTTGCAGTATTTAGTCAGACAGCTGCAAGAACTTGAACGAAAAGAAGCCCGGCGTCAGCAGTTGTTGAGCATTATACGAGATATGCAACGACGCGGCATTCAAATTGATTTTGTGAAGCTGGGAGAGGAGCGGAATGTGTGAATAAGCTTGATAAACATGAAAAAAGGCACATCCGGCTGCAAATCTGCGAACTTCTTGATTCGCATTGCCGCACATGCCCGGAACGGATCAAATATCGAAGCACCGTATGTTTGCAAGTTTGCCCGGTCAGCCAGGAGATGCGGCAACTGGCCGCCCTTCTTGAGGGTGATTCTCCGGCCGATCCCCAACCTAGAGAACCGGTTGTGGAACAGGCGCAGAACACACAAAAGCGAAAGGGACGGTGGTCGGCAGAGGAAGTGTTCTACCTTTGGCATCATCGCAAGGTATTGACGATTGATGAGCTCGCAAATCGGCTCAATCGAGAACCAAAAGCCGTCTATGAGAAGTTGAAACAACTGTTGCAAAAAGGCGGCATCTCTGATGCTGGTTGAGAAAGGAGGGCCGGAAGCTCCCATTCTACGATATGCTTCCAAGGCGAAGAATATGCTATTTGAAGTGGAATTTGTCGTGAAGGAAAACGGCCATTTCGAGACGATCCAAACAGCACTCGTCTACGCGCTCACTGTAACCGAGTGCCGGCGGATCGCCGATGAAATGGCCTCCGAGTTCGAAGTTGACGGGATTCAGTTTTTTATTTCAGAACTCTAGTTTTTATCATGCCATAGCAAAACAGCTTTTTCAAGGGGGGGGATGACATGGCAACCTTGCTTTTAGATGATCAGCCGTTGGTTATTTTGCCACAACTCGCCGTGGCGATCGGACTGAACGAAAGCATCGTTGTTCAGCAGCTGCATTACTGGCTCGAGAAAAGCGAAAACGTCCATGACGGCTATAAATGGATCTATAACACGTACGAGGACTGGAGGGAGCAATTTCCCTTCTGGTCAGAAAGCACCATTCGTCGGATCATCACCAAGCTGGAGAAGATCGGGATCATCGTCTCGGCGAATTTCAATCGCTCGAGGATCGATAAAACAAAATGGTATCGGATCGATTACGACAAATTGGCTGAATTCACGTCGTCTAATCAAGATGAACAGACGACTGATCAAAATGACGTTTCGACTGTTCAAAATGAGCAGACGACTGATGAAATCGACAGTCCATCCAGTCAAAATGAACAGTCCATCTGTTCAAATTGGACAGACGAAGCGCTCAATTTGAACAGACCAATACCAGAGAATACTACAGAGATTACTACAGAGAAAAAAGAAGAAGTAGAAGAAGACGCGCGCGCGCATTCCTTCCGAGAGATTATTCAATTCGTTGAACAAAACGGCTTTGGCGCCGTTGGCAGCTACATAGGGGAAAAAATCGCTTCTTGGGTGGACGATACGTCCGAGGAGTTGGTCTTAGAGGCGTTGAAAATCGCGGTGGAGAACGGGGCCAAGACATGGAAATATGTCGAGACTATTTTGCGCGACTGGTTTGAAAAAGGGTATCGAACTGTTGACCAGGTTCGAGCAGCACAATTGGCATTTCGAGAGCAGCAACTGAAAAAACGATCGGCTCCATCCTCGTCTGATGGCGGTCGAAAAACACGAAAACCGATCCGCACGGAGATCGTGCCGGATTGGCTGAAGATGGACTATAGCCAGCCAGAGGATGACGACTTTGACATCGAACAGGCGCGTCGAGAGCTTGAGGAGCGCTTGAAGAAATATAAAGACGATCCTGAAGGGTGGTATTGATGGGGTATCCGTTATGGGTCCGTTTCGAGTACCGGAATGAGGTTGGATCGGTGATCGGATTAACGGCCAGTGTGTGTTCAGAGGCGGATTTTCTTGATGTCCTCGAGCGATGCGGTGTGACAAGGAGCAACTTGCTGACGGTGCGGATCAATGACAAGGATTATTCCGTTTCACGCCTTGATGCGCTGTTTACAAAGCTCCAGCTCCAAACGGAGGGGAGGGAGTCGCCGTGATGTTGATGAAATACGCGCTCATTCAGCATTTGCGCCGGCAAGGCATCTTTTCTGCCAGTGATGGCCGGGCGCTCTCAAAACTGACCACAGAAGAGATTCAACGTGAATACGAACGGGTGAGAGGTGATCAATCACATGGATTGGTCCAAGGCGACCGTACAGCAACTGGTGACCATCATTCGCTTTGAAGAGTGCCCGGAAATATATAAGCATCGGGCGTGGCAAGAAATGAAACAACGATTAGGGGGAAGAGACTATGAAAAAACAACGTCAATCACTGCATGGACCAGTGAAAATCAGCTATCTCACGCCGGAAGAACTGGAAGCGTACCGAAACCGTCCGCGCAAATACTACGATGACGACAACCGCCGAATCATTGACTGGCGTTGGCCGCAAAACAGAAAGAAAAGGGGAGCGAAATAATGGACTTATCCAAGCTTTTTGAGATGCAGCGGGAACTGGATGAGCGTATTGTTCGAGAAAAAGGATTAGATGGTCAGAATCTTTTGCCGAATAAAGTATTAGCCTTACAGGTGGAGCTGGCAGAACTCGCAAACGAGTGGCAAGGGTTTAAGCATTGGAAAACGAATCGGCAACCGAAAGAGGGGATGTTGGAAGAATATGTGGACTGTTTACATTTCATTTTGAGCATTGGATTGAACGGAAATATCGGGACGATAGAATGGGAACAGATTGAACCGTATAAAGCAAAATCCACTATTCAACAGTTTATAGGCTTGTTTGAATATACATCACGTTTACTTGAAGATATCACGGTATATGTCGACATTTGGAGTTCTTTCATCGGACTTGGAGAAATGCTCGAATTTACTTGGGATGAAGTTGAGGCAGCGTATATGCGTAAAAACGCAGTCAACCATCACCGCCAAGAAAGTGGGTATTGAGATGGATGCAAAGCATTGGATGGAAGAATTAAACAAGAATCAAATACTTCGCAACGTGCAAAAATTGCTCGAAATACAAACCGAAAAGGGGATTGAAAAATACGGAACAACCGTCAATCCAAGTGACTACACATTGGTCGGCTGGCTGGAACACTTTTAAATTTGCGCACTTGATTGCGCTTGAGAAGCTAAATTCGGACGTGAATGACGAATGAAGCGTCGTAAGCGAAAAGCCAGATGGTATCTTTTATATCGCAAGGAACATCGTGATGCTGTTTATGTTTATGAACCATTGCGTAAGTATGAGTTGCAAAGTAGGATTCGACGTGGATGGAAAGTGATTGGATAAAACAAAAAAGCCGGGATCCCTCCCGACCACCTTAATATCATTATACCACAGCGGAGGGATCCCAGTGAGAAGAGCACAAGAATTGCAGATTGATATAGATAGCATGACGGTTTCACATCCCGTTGTACCTGGCAAAGTGATTGTGATTATTGTTGATGGGGTGCAAGGTAAGGCGAAAGTAGCAGAAGCAGTTGAGCATGGATATACGATTATCGAAACAGCGAAAGGCAAGACAGCACGGATCAAGTATGAGGAAAGCGAGTTGTTTTAGAGTGCGAATACTTGTTGCCAAGGGGGAGGGGGCACGTGCAGCAAGTGCAGCAACTTTCAATTTTTGATTTTCTCGAAAATGAGGAGAACGAACAAAAAGAAGGATTTTTCTTTACGGGCGGGGCAATGTACGCAAAAGTGAGCAGGGACAAAGTGAAAGAGATCCCGACTGAACTTGGCGATAGCATTCTGTATCCCGGTGACTTTGTGCAGAAATTAGGCGAAAAGGCTAGAACGTCTTTTAAAATGCAGAAAGGTTACTATCTTCGCTATTGCGGAATGTATGATAGGGCTCTTCTTTTCAGTGTCAACGATTTTGTGAGCGACTATTACTATGCGTTTTATTACATCGATCGGAATACGTTGCTAATTTGCTCTAATGCAGGTGCTAAAGATATACGTATAGAGAAGCTTGTAAAGGAACAAAGAATTTGTCGTTCCAGAAGGGCAGACCAATATTTATGAGTTTCTGGAGTGATCCAAATGCCGATCATGTTGCCACCAATATCAGATGATGATGCCTTGGAGCTTAGGATATACCTCGACTTTGCGATTAGTCAGATAGGGCAGCCGGCTAGCTCGACATTGTGTCGGCTGTTCCATTTTCTTCAGAAAAAATGCCAAGATATTGAGGAGGAACGCTGGCGCAACGACCCGAGAAACTGGGGAGCTTGCTGCAAGTGGCCGTATGATGACGATGATTTTCCATTTTAGGGAGGAGACAAGGTGGACGAAGAATTGATTGGCAAGTTGGCTTATAAAAAACGCGGGTTTTTTAGTGGATTGATCGGCATAGTTCAAGAAAATAATAACGGGATCACACCATATAAGCTTGTTTTTCAATCCGGAGCGGCAGTAGGGATTCAGGGTAAGGATGACATCGTCATTGTCGGTGAAGAGGATAGAAAAAATATCACGGGAAAAGTAAATTCTGCTCCATTTTTGAGAAATACGAATCCACTATAGCTTGAACCGATAGTGGTTTAGTTTACGGGAGGGATTTTCGATGAATCAATTGCAAAAAGTGTTTATTTACAGCGGCAGTCAAGTACGAACAATTATAAAGGATGATGAAGTTTGGTTTGTGGCAAAAGATGTTTGTGAAATTCTAGACATTGCTGATGCAAGAAAAGCAGTCCAAAGACTCGATGAAGATGAGCGGAGTTTAATTCCGGTCACCGATTCGCTGGGAAGAAAACAAGAAACATTCATTGTGAATGAGCCTGGTTTATACACGCTCATTTTAGGAAGTCGCAAATCAGAGGCTAAACAGTTTAAGCGATGGATCACACACGAAGTCATTCCGACAATCAGAAAAACCGGCGGCTACGTAGCGAATGACGACTTATTCGTCGAAACCTATCTAAAACACGCGGACGAACAGACGAAACTGTTATTCCGTGCCACGTTGGAAACGGTCCGAAAACAAAACGAACAGATCGCGGTGATGCAACCGAAAGCTGACTACTTTGATGCACTTGTTGATCGGCGGTTGTTGACAAACTTTAGAGATACGGCCAAGGAACTGAAAATCAAACCAAAGGCATTTATCGATTGGCTGCTGGAGAAAAAGTATATATATCGAGACCAAAAAGGAAAGTTGAAGCCGTATGCTCAATACGTACCGTCCTTATTTGAGTTGAAGGAGTGGGAACGAAATGGACGAGCTGATGTGCAGACACTCGTGACGCCGAAGGGACGAGAAACGTTCCGAATCTTGTTACAAAAGGCAGCCGTTTTGATATAATGGAATCAAAACCAAATATGTCCAAGACCGAGAGCGTGAGGACACTGATGATGCAGGGAGATCCCTGTATGATTGGTGTCCTCTTTTCTTTTGCAATGAAAGGGGAGGGAAAAAGGCTAACAATATGGCCTATCGATCAGAGCGGAACCGAAAAGAGCGGAAGAGGAACAAGGAACGGCTAACGGAGCGGGAGATTAAGGAGCTGATGGGCGTCTGTCGTCCGGTGTATCGGCGCGGCAAAGGCGGCGCATTCCGCCAGCGATAGGAGGGAGAACGTTGAGAGAGTTCATGTTGCCAGAGATTGATCGCGCGGCTACTAAAAGGGCGGTGGAGGCGGCATTGGAGAAATACCGCGTCTACTTGCTGACGCTTCGGCTCGACCAAATGCCAAGAGTCACGCAGTGTTATTCGCTTGTTCCGGCACCGTCCAATCAGTTTCGCTCCTCAACAGAAAGCATCGCAATCCGTAACGTCGATTATGAGCGGGAGCGAGACGAGTACATCCGGCGGATCACCAGTGCAGTAAATCGCCTAAGCAAATGGGAACGTGCCATTATTGTCCGACGATATATGTCATGGGAGGATGTCTACGACTATGAAGTGTATCCTGAGCTTGGCATGAGTGAACGAAAGTATTACCGGCTAAAATCGAGGGCATTTTACAAGCTTGCCTTCGCTTTGAAAATTGAAGTGTACCGTGAGGAGGTGGCTTCATCATGAATTTTGTCCAGCCGATTCGAGATCCGGAAAAGATCGCGGCGATGAAGAAATATTTGCTGCAACGAAGCAAACGCAACTACATCCTATTTGTCCTCGGTATCAACACAGGACTGAGAATATCAGACCTATTGCAATTGAAGAAGGAAGATTTGCTGCAAACACACTTGAAACTGCGGGAAAAGAAGACGAGAAAGGAAAAGAGGATCCGAATTCCGCCGGCTATACGAAAGGAGCTGATCGAGTATGCCAAGACGCTCAAAGATGGTGAGTATGCCTTTCGAAGCCGACAAGGCGGGAACCGTCCTATTGATCGCTCGACGGCCTATCGCATCCTTCGGGAAGCGGCTGAATACGTGTCGCTGGATGAGGTGGGAACGCACACGCTCCGAAAGACGTTTGGCTACCATTTTTACCAACAAACAAAAGATGTAGCGATGCTCCAAGAGTTGTTCAACCATTCCAGCCCTCACATTACGTTGAAATACATTGGCGTCAACCAAGATGCGATGGATAAGGCGATGCTGAAGTACAAAATTTAATTTTTTTGCTCTGTAGTACATCATAAAAAAACGTGTAGTGCACTCATGAAAAGAAGGGGCCTGAACCTAGAAATATCAAGGAGTTGCAGCATTCGGCGAGTGCATCAGTCTGTGAATTGAAGTGAAGTCATTGGAGGGAGAGCAAGTGTTAGTCGAGGAAGCTAAAAAGCAAATCGAATACTTGCAAGAATACATTCGGAAGATCGAAAACTACACGCCCGCCACGATGGAAGAGGAAGCGGTCTATTTATATGTGCAGCTGGAAAGTGTCACAAAGGTGGTGCAGGAGCTAAACAAAAAAGGCTATCGGATTGGGAACAGGAAGCTGACAACTGTGGACGTGTCGAACATTATTCGCAGCAAACCGAAAGACGAAATGCACGAACTGGCTAAGCGGCTGTTTACGAAAAATAGGAAACGAGGGAGTCAGTATTGGTGATTGGAGTTGACATAATAGTGGCAGAAAAACGGCAGATTTTTGGCGGATTGTTTGGCCATAGAGGTGCTATGATGGTAACGTAAGGCACTGGCTGGTTGAGTAAGCCAAATCCTCCTTCCACTTTTATAGCGTCACTCCGTTCGGAGTGGCGTCTTTATTTTAGAGGTGATGCACATGTATAAATTACGCTGGGCGGTGAGGAGGAAGTAAGTTTTGAAAGCACAACATCGACACCGTTGTTTTCTCAATCGTTAATATTTAACGGGTTGTCCTGTGTATAAATCGGGTCCTTCTGGGGATCGGAAAGGGTGCGGGTCTTGCGAGCCCCGAAAAACGGCTAGCGACAGGGTCGCAGAGTCCATTTCCGTTTCCGGTCCACCGTGGCAGCCGATACCCTCTCGAAAGGTGGTGAAACTCTTGCCAGATCAAGGATTGAAGGGGAAAACGATCGTGGTTTCGACGTCCGAAATTGCGGAAATCTTCGGCTTGAGCGACCGACGCATCCGTCAGTTGGAAAAAGAGGAAGCGTTGGTGAAAATCAGCCGGGGAAAATACGACCTCAAAGCGTCTGTCCAGCGGTACATTGCGTTTATCAAGGAGCAGGCCGAAAAAACCGAGGAAGAGCTCGATCTCACAAAAGAAAAAACCCTTCTCACAAGAGCCAACCGCCAAAAAGTAGAGCTGGAGCTGCAGATTATGCGCGGGGAATTGCATCGCTCCGAGGATGTCCGGCGCGTGATGAACAACATGCTGTCGGCTTTTCGGGCGCGTGTGCTGGCGATCCCGAGCAAAACAGCTCCCCGGTTGCTGGCCCAGACAGACCTGGCTGTTGTGCAGGACATCATCAAAAAAGAGGTGTATGAGGCCCTGCAGGAACTGTCCGAGTACGATCCGCATGTTTTTTATGCGCAGAGCAAGGACAAATTAGCGATCGATACGGATGAAACGGAGGAGGAAAGCAGCGAAGAAGCTGACGAGGAGACAGCAGAAAAGGAGCCACGGCGCAATGGCCGTAAAAAGGCGAAAAAATGACACTGAGGGGCTTTTTAAGGAAATCGCCCAAGTGGTCGCTCCTCCTCCGGAATTATCTGTCTCCGAATGGGCGGATTTATACCGGCGTTTGTCTTCAGAGTCATCGGCTGAGCCAGGGCAATGGCGGACAGATCGGGTTCCATATCAGCGCGAAATCATGGATGCGATCAACGATCCAGCCGTAGAAACGGTTGTGGTTATGACGAGTGCCCAAGTCGGGAAAACGGAGATCCTCCTCAACATCATCGGGTATCACATCGACTATGATCCGGCCCCTATCATGGTCATGCAACCGACGTTACAGATGGCGCAGGCATTTTCAAAAGACCGACTCGCCCCGATGTTGCGCGACACACCGGCGCTCCGAGGGAAAGTAGCCGATGCTCGAAGCCGGGACAGCGGGAACACGGTGTTGCACAAGACGTTTCCTGGAGGACACATCACGATGGTCGGGGCGAACTCGCCGTCGGGATTGGCCAGCCGACCAATCCGGATCCTGTTGGCCGACGAGGTAGACCGTTTTCCGGCGAGCGCCGGCGCCGAAGGGGACCCATTGACGCTGGCAGAAAAACGGACGACCACCTTTTTCAATCGCAAAAAGGTCTATGTCAGCACACCGACCATCAAGGGAGTAAGCCGCATCGAAGCGGCTTTTTTAAATAGCAGCCAGGAAGAGTGGTGTCTGCCTTGCCCAACCTGCGGGAAGCATCAGCCGTTGACGTGGGCGCAGATCCGTTTTGACGACGTGACAATGGAGTGCATCCATTGCGGAGCCCGGCATGATGAGTTTGCATGGAAGGCCGGCCAAGGCAAATGGGTGGCTAAAGCAGAAAATAGAAAGGTTCGAGGGTTTCACCTAAATGAGCTGGCCAGCCCGTGGAAAAGGTGGTCGACGATCATCGCCGAATTTAAGGAGGCTAAGAAAGGCGGACCCGAACGGCTGAAAGCATGGATAAACACGACGCTCGGCGAGACGTGGGAAGAACAAGGCGATGGCGTTGAGTCCGACGAGCTCGCTAGCCGGCGCGAACGATATAACTGCGAGGTGCCTGACGGAGTGCTGCTTCTTACGGCTGGTGTCGACGTGCAAGATGACCGTCTCGAAGTAGAAGTGGTCGGATGGGGCGTCGGCAAAGAATCATGGGGAATTGAGTACCGAGCTATTTATGGGGATCCAGGACAGCCGGCTGTATGGCAACAGTTAGACGAGTATTTAGGCAGGACATGGAAGTATGCTGACGGAGTAGCGATCGGTATCGCTTGCGCCTGCATTGACTCAGGCGGACACTTCACAACAGAAGTTTATGATTTTGTTAAGCCGCGTGAGTATCGCAGAATTTTCGCCACCAAAGGTCAGGGCGGAGAAGGAATTCCGATCGTCAGCCGTGCCAGCCGTACGAACCGGCGGGGAGTCCTATTATTCACCATTGGCGTTGACGCAGGAAAAGAATTGATTTTATCACGTTTGAAAGTGCAGTCTCCTGGCGAAGCGGGATACTGCCATTTCCCAATTGAGCCGGAAAAAGGGTACGATCAGAGATACTTCGATGGTTTAACGTCAGAAAAAAGGGTGATCCGGTATTACAAAGGACGTCCTAGATTAGAGTGGATCAAGCGCCCGGGAACGAGAAACGAGCCTCTGGACTGTCGAAACTATGCAACAGCAGCACTTGAAATTTTAAATCCGAACCTAGAATTACTCGCCAAGTCTCGAAGGGGAGATTATTTTAAGCAAAATAGCCCGATGACTGGAGGAATGAAGCCACGGCGTCGCCGGCTCATTAGCCGGGGAGTCACTCTGTAGGGAAAGGAGGAGAGAACGATGGGAGCATGGACCTTGCAAGAAGCCAAACAACATCTGCAGGCGTGGATGGAGGCAGAGTTGGCCGTATCGACTGGCCAGAGATACAGAATCGGTACAAGGGAGTTAACTAGAGCTGATTTAAGCGAGATTGCTAAACGAATACAGTTTTGGAGCAATGAAGTCATCCGGCTCGAGAGAGGGAGGGTAGGCGGTGCGCGTGTATTAAGAGTCGTACCGCGTGACTTATGATCCAGAAAATGATCGACAAGGTGATCGAAATCGTCTCTCCGGAGCGTGCGGTTCGGCGCGAGGCGGCGAGACGGACGCTAAAAGTGCTGAATTCCGGGTACGGCAATCACGGAGCCAGCCGGACGAAAAAGTCTCTGATCGGTTGGAACTATAAAGGCGGCAGCCCAGATGATGACATCACAGACAACCTAGATGTGTTGCGCCAGCGCTCTCGCGACCTATATATGGGTGGTCCGTTGGCCACAGGGGCGCTAAAAACGCTGCGGACCAACGTAGTCGGGTATGGATTGCGCGTAAAACCACAGATTGACGCCGATTTTTTAGGAATGAGTGACGAAGAGGCGGATGAGTGGGAGCGGCACGTTGAGAGAGAGTTTCAACTTTGGGCCGAGGACTGCGATGCCGGACGAATGCTCGATTTTTATGAGATGCAGGCGCTCGTTTTCCTGTCCATGCTGATGTCTGGTGATGTTTTCTGTACGATGCCGATGATCGAGAGGCCGGGGAACCCGTACGCACTAAAAATCGCTGTAATCGAAGCGGATCGGGTGTGCAATCCGCCGGGAGTGACCAGTCCGAATATTCGCGGCGGCATCGAGGTGGATCAGTTCGGAGCGCCGATTGCCTACTATATTGCGCAAAAGCACCCGTTGGACAGCAAAAGTATGCAAAACAAGTGGGCACGGGTGCCGGCGTTTGGTGAAAGAACCGGTCGGCGAAACGTGCTGCATCTCATGGAGTTTGAACGTCCGGGACAGCGGAGAGGCGTTCCAATCCTCGCTCCGGTCATCGAATCACTGAAACAGCTTACTCGGTACAGCGAAGCCGAGCTGATGGCGGCAGTTGTGAGTGGGATGTTCACCGTATTTATCACCTCAAAAACGCCAGAGACGCCACTCGGCGAGGCGGTGCCGTTGGAGCAACAGGTTGATGTGACGGATGAAAATAGTTACGAGCTCGGCAACGGCGCGATCATCGCTCTGGGAGAGGGTGAAGACGTAAAAGAAGTGAATCCGGCGCGGCCGAACACGGCGTTTGATAGCTTTGTCATGTCGATGACCCGTCAAATCGGCGCAGCGCTTGAAATTCCTTATGAGGTGTTGGTCAAACACTTTACGGCCTCATATTCAGCCAGCCGAGCAGCGTTGCTCGAGGCGTGGAAAATGTTCCGAATGCGTCGGTCGTGGTTGATTTCAAAGTTTTGCAAGCCGATATACAACGAGTTTTTGTATGAAGCGGTAGCCAGAGGGCGTATCAACGCTCCTGGCTTTTTTGATGACCCGATTATCCGGGCGGCGTATTCGAACGCCGAGTGGTACGGACCATCGCAAGGTCAGATCGATCCTCTCAAAGAAGTGAACGCAGCAAAAATTCGCGTCCAGGAAGGCTTCTCCACGAGAGCGAGAGAGGCCACAGAATTGACAGGTTCAGACTTCGAAATGATCGTCCGTCAAAGAACGAAAGAAGAAAAGATGATGCGAGAAGGAGGCTTGTTGACGAATGCCGCAGAAAGCCAAGAAGTTTTGGGAGTTCCGGGCGTCGAAAACGAAGAATAGCGCAGAGCTACTTTTATACGGACCGATCAGTGAAGAAAGCTGGTGGGGCGACGAGGTCACTCCGAAGCAATTTGCTGATGAATTGAAAAGCCTCGGGGATATCTCGGAGTTGACAGTCCGAATCAACAGCGGTGGCGGCGATGTGTTTGCTGGTCAGGCCATTCACAGCCTGCTGCGAAGCCACCAGGCAAAAGTAACGGTGTACATTGACGGGTTGGCAGCCAGCATCGCGTCTGTCATTGCAATGGCTGGCGATACGGTCGTAATGCCTCGCAACGCCATGATGATGATTCATAATCCTTGGACTATCGGCTGGGGCAATGCGAACGATTTCCGGCGAATCGCTGATGATCTGGACAAAATCCGGGAGTCGATTATCGCGGCGTACCAAGATAAATCAGGGATCGATCGCGACAAACTCATTGAATTGCTTGATGCCGAGACGTGGTTGACGGCGGAAGAGGCATTGGAATACGGCCTGATTGATGAGATTGACGAGAGAAAATCAGTCGCGGCATCCATGAAAAGAGGGATGTTGGTGATGAACGGAGTGACGTTTGATGTGACGGGCTTTAAAAACGTGCCTAAGATTCTCGACACGACAGCTGCAAGCAACGCAGCAGGAAAGGAGGTGAATCCACAAGTGGAGCTGACTGTAGAAATTTTAGCGAAACAGTACCCGGACATTTACAACGCTGTGAAGCAAGATGGTTATAACGATGGTGTAAAAGCGGAGCGAGAAAGATTCAAGGCCTTGCAAGAGCTAGAAGCGCCCGGCTGCGAGGAAATTTTGAACCAGGCGCGATATGAAACGGGCGAAACGGCGGAGCAGGTGGCCATCAAAATTGTCAACGTATTGAAGTCGTCAGGAGTCAATCGTTTGGCAGCGGCCATTCAAGATGCGGCGCCGGTCAACCAACTCGATTATCAGTCTGCGGCGCAAGTTAAGGATGATGAGAAAGACAGGGTCATCAGCACAATGGTACGAGTAGCAAATCAGAAAAGAGGTGTTAAGTAATGAGTGAAGTTTACATCCCGGACAACCTGTTTGCCGGCCACGTCATGCCGAAGGTGGATGATACTGTGACGGTAGCGGCAGGACAAGGTGTATTAGCACGCGGCACGCTGTTGGGAGTAGTGACGGCGACTGGTTTAGCGAAAGTCGTATCGAAGGCGGCGACGGACGGCAGTGAGAAGGTATACGCAGTCCTAGCTGAAAATGTGGATACGACAAACGGAGATGTACAGGCTCCGGTTTATTTGACCGGCGAATTCAACGAAAATGCTTTGACAGTCGCTGCCGGCGATACGGTTGCGGACCATAAAGCGTCTGCGCGCGCCGTCGGTATTTTCATCAAGTCGACTGTACGATAAGGAGGTAGTGAAGAATGCCAATTGATTTGTACAGCACTCGCACCATGCTTGAGGCGGTTCGTCAGATGAAACCGCCGAAAACGTTCCTCAAGGATACGTTTTTCAGCAATCAACGCACGTTTGATACAGAGTACGTGGATGTCGACATTGTAAAAGGGCGACGTCGCATGGCTCCGTTCGTCCATCCGCGCCGTTCGGGGAAAGTGGTAGAGCGTGAAGGGTACCGAACGAATACGTATAAAGCACCGTTGATCAATCCGAAGATGCCGACGACGGCGGAGCATCTACAGAAGCGCCTAGCCGGTGAAGCATTATACTCGGGTGTATCTCCGGATGAACGGGCGGCAGAACAGCTCGGACGGGATTTAGCTGAGTTGGATGACATGATTACCCGCCGTGAGGAGTGGATGTGCGCCCAAGCGTTGTTTACGGGGCAGATCCACATCAAAGGTGACGGCGTCGACGAGGTCATTGACTTCGGATTGACAAATCGTGAGGCTCTTGCTTCAGGGGCTAAGTGGAATGAGGCAACATCCAATCCGTTGGCCGACTTGAAACGTTGGCGCCTGCAAGTGATTAAGGCGTCTGGGATCACCCCGGACATCGCGATCTTCTCAAGTGAGGTAGTGGATGCGTTTCTCGGAAACCAACAGGTGCAAAAAATGCTTGACCTACGCTTAGTGGAAACGGGGCAAATCGACCCACAGACGCTGCCGAATGGAGTTACTTATATCGGTCGCATCGCTGAACTTGGTTTAAATATCTACACATATGATGAGTGGTATATTGACGATGACGGAACTGAAAAACCTATGGTACCTGAAAAGACTGTGACTATTGCTAGCACACGTGCCCGTTTTGACATGTTGTACGGTGCTTATATAGACATGGAAATGGGAACATTGGATTTGCCTCGCATCCCTCGTTCATGGGTAGAAAAAGACCCGTCGACGCGATGGGTGCAATTGATCTCGCGCCCGTTGCCAGTCCCGCAGCATATTGACAGCATCTATGTCGCAACAGTGCTGTAAGGAGGTGCATTGCATGTATCGAGCAATATGGAGAGTGAAGCATAACCATACGATTTATGAGCCTGGTGAGACGATCACCGGGCTTTCTGCCGATGTAGCCAAGGAATTGTTGCAATTAAAAGCAATAGAGATCATCCCAACGGAGCCGATTGTGGAGCAAGACAAGGAGCAGGGCACCGTAGACGAGGCTGTAGATGGGATGGAGGCATTCAAAGCCACCTTGCATGCCATGAAACGTCCCGAATTATTGTCATACGCAAAAAATGTCGGTGTTGACGTTGATTTGAAGATGAAAAACGCGGAAATCTGCGACATCCTCTTTGAGGATGCACAGAAAAACGGCGTGGATATCGAGGTGTTGGATGACCATTCGCTGGTGTTTTTCGCTGAAAAACTTGGTTATCATTTCGATGAACTACCGGAGCGTCAGCAAGTCATTGAGATGATCGATGCGAGGTTAGAGGGTGGTCATGAGTAACTTCAAAACCTACGCCGAAAGAGATTTGTCAGCGTTCTTCAATATCGATGAATTTGCCGACTATCACGACATTGATGGTCAACAAGTGCTGGCGATCATTGATTCGGACCAATTCGGCGAGCGTCCTAAGGTTCCTGTTGAATTGTATCGCATCACCGACGGGATTTACCAGACAACGCTTACCATCTACGTGAAGTTGACCGACTATGCTAAGCCGGTGATCGGTCAGAAAATCTACGTCGATGGTGAGGATTATTTTGTTTCAGCAGTTTCTGAGGAGGCCGGAGTGTTGAAAATTACGGTGACGGCGAATGAAGGGTGATTCCCTATGATCGAATTAGAGATCGAACATATGGAGCGGTTAGAAGCAGCGTTGTCGGAAACACCTGAGAAAATTCCTCGCGCAGCTGCACGAGCCATTAATCGTGCAGCTTACACTGCGCGAACAGAGGCAGCAAGAAAAGCCAGGGAAGAATACGTAATTAAGCATGGAGATGTCATTAACACAATTAAAATATATCCAGCAAATGAAGAGGATTTATCCGCATCTGTCGTTTCCAGAGGATCGGTGATTCCACTTATTAAATTTAAGTTATCGCCTAAAAAACCACAGCCAAAGCGAAAAAAGCCATTGACAGCTACCGTCAAAAGAGGAGAGGGTGGACCGATTGCACGAGCATTTACTGCTCAGATGAAATCAGGATACATTGGAGTTTTCCAACGTGTCGGCAAACCGAGATTGCCGATCCGCCAATTATACGGTCCATCTGTTCCTCAAATGATCGGTAGTCCAAGTGTTTCACGATGGGTAGAAGAAAAAGCGCAGGACAAGCTCGACGAACGTTTAGAACATGAGATTAGCCGCGCATTGGAGGATTAATGATGGACAATTTGATGACAAGTATAGGGTTAATCGATACATTGACCGAGAAAATCGAGCAGTGGGTGGCTCAATATAGGCTAGAAACGACCCATCAAGGAGACCGTAAGCCACCGCAAGTATGGCAGCAGTTTCTTCCTCCTAAAAAAAGAAAGGAAGAACAAGAAATCCCGGATTATCCGCATGTCATCATTCGATATGTAGAGGAACAAATAAAAAATGGAACAAATCGAGTACTGATTCACATTATTGCGGGGACTGTATGCGATGATCACCAGGTTGGTTTCCGTGATGTTTTAAATGTTTTAACTCGTATACGAAACGAAATGTTAAAACAGCCGGTATTTGGATCCTTTCAGCTAGAGGAAGAAGGATTATCTATCCAGATCCCGGAAGAACAGTATGCTCCTGAATGGGTCGGGTACATCGCTGCTGAATATATCATACCTAAAGTACAAAACGAAGGAGGTTTGCCATATGTCATCTAGAGTTAAGAATAAGCAGGAAAAAGAAGTTATGGTTGAACAAGAGCAACCAAAAGAAATAGTTGCTGAACAAAAAAAGTTGGAACCACAGGAAGCTCTGATTTACGTAGGGCCATCGCTTCCTGGTGGTATGCTAACAAAATACACTATCTTTTCAAACGGTATTCCTGATCATCTGAAATTACATTTTGAGAAATGTCCAGCATTTAAAAGGTTATTCGTTCCGGTTAGTCAGCTTTCTGCAGTAGAAAGTCGATTGAATTATGCTACGTCGGCAGAATCAGTATTTTACCAACAAACAGTCCAATATTTTTCGCGAAAGGGGTAATGGATAGATGGTATATAGACACGGGGTTAGCACTTCAGAAAGAGACACTAGCGTAAAATCACCTGTCCAATCTCTATCAGCAGTAACAGTAGCAGTTGGCACAGCTCCGGTTCATTTGGTCCAAGATGCACCGGTCAATAAGCCGGTTCTTGCTATGACATGGGATGAGGCAGTGGAGAAATTAGGTTATAGTGAAAATTACACTAACTTCACTTTATGTGAGGTAATGGATACTCATTTTAACTTATACACTGTTTCTCCGGTTGTTTTTATCAACGTATTGGATCCAGATAAGCATAAGACGGATGTAACAGACCAATCCATAACGGTACAAAACAAAAAAGCAGTTATCGATCAAGAAGGAGTTCTTCTTGACTCACTCATTGTTAAAACAACACCAGGAGGATCTGAACTCGAAGAAAATACGGATTACACAGCCGTGTATGACGAAAACGGAAAAGTAGTTATTTCAGCTGTTGCTAATGGAGCTATCACCGACTCTACTACAGAGTTAGTGGTTTCTTACTCATATTTAGATGCTTCAAAGGTAACAGAGGCGGACATAATTGGTGGATATGATGCAGAAACCGGTAAATCAACCGGGTTAGAGTTAATTAATGCGGTATTCCCGATGTTTAGAGTAGTGCCGGGAATTTTAATTGCTCCAAAATTCAGCAAGAAAACCACTGTTTCTGCTGTAATGAGAGCAAAAGTAAAAAACATTAACGGTATTTTCAAAGCGAAGGCCTATATTGATATTGATACATCGGTAGCTAATGTATATTCGAAAGTCCCTGATTACAAAAACCAAAACTCGCTCATCGATGAGTTTGCTACTGTCTTTTGGGGCGATATCAAATTTGGAGATAAGATTTATAATTTCTCTTCTCATGCAGCTGCTGTCACGGCACAGACAGATGAAAATAACGGTGGGATTCCATACGTATCACCATCCAATAAATCATTGAAGATGGATGCATTAGTGGTAAATGGAGAAGAAGTAGCTCTCGGACAAGACCAAGCGGCGTATCTAAACGCAAACGGGATTGTAACTGCGCTTAACTTCATCGGTGGTTGGAAATTATGGGGTAATCGTACGAGCGCTTATCCGGATAAGACGGATGTAAAAGACGTATTTATTCCGGTTCGACGAATGTTTAACTGGGTCGAAAATACTCTCATCTTATCATTCTGGGCCAATGTTGATGATCCAACAAATAATCGATTAATTGACCAATTTATTGACAGTTCAAATGTATGGATGAACGGACTAGCTGCGGAAGGGGCTACTTTAGGTGGCCGAGTGGAATTTAGACGAGAAGAAAATCCTGATACTGATTTGTTAAACGGTAAAGTGAAACTGCATGTATTCATGGCGCCACCAACACCAGCTGAGGATATTGAGTTCATCGTTGAATTTGACGTGTCATACCTTAGCGGCTTATTTGCGTAAAGGAGGTTTTATAGATGGCCAATCAAATTCCTGAAAAGCTCAATGATTTTCGAGTTTATTTTAACGGCAATGATCTTGCTGGAACAGCTGATATTAAACTCCCTTCCTTCGAAAATATAACAGAAACTGTGAAGGGAGCAGGAATTGCAGGGGAATATGAGAGCCCAAATATTGGACACTTTCAATCTATGAAATTAACTATTAACTGGCGCGTCCTAAATGAAGATGTCATTTCTTTAATTGCTCCAGTTGTAGGATCATTCGATTGTCGAGGAGTAAACCAAGTATTAGATGCTGCGACGGGGCAGTATACGATGGTGCCATGCCGTGTGCTTGTTCGTGGAATTGCTAATAAGAATGAACTTGGAAAAATGGAAAAAGGGTCTCCATACGATGCGAGCAGCGAAGTTGAAATTACGTATATCAAAATCGATATGAATGGAAAAACGCTCGTGGAGCTCGACAAACTCAATTATAAATTCGTCGTTAACGGTAAAGATTATCTCGAGGATGTTCGGAAAGCATTAGGCATGTAAGATGAGGAGGGGCGAAGATGACAGAAGTAAAATTATCTAAACCTATTGAAATCGACGGTCAAAAAATTGATGTGATCAAATTAGACTTAGACGGACTAACCGGTGCCGACATACTCGCGGTGGAAAGAGAGTTGCGCGCAAAGCAAACACAATTCAATATTTTAAGTCAGGAAACACAATTAGCGATTGCGGCTCGCGCGTCTGGTATGATCGCTGACGATCTTCAAAAGTTGCACTGGTCCGACTTCCTTGATGTCACGGCACAAGTGCAGCTTTTTTTAATGGGCATGGAATCAAGGGAACAAGAGACATCCGAAAAACAGCAATGAAGTTAGCAATGTCCACCAAGACATCGGTGGAATATTACCTTAATCAAACATTATTCGAACTTGAGGAATGGATAGATGTAGCAATTGAAATTCAAAAAGAAGAGAAAGAGGGGTGAGAGCGTTGGGCAGAAAAGTGTTTGAAGTCAGTTTCCATATTGCGGGGCGTCTTGCAAGCAGTTTCACCAGCGCTTTCACTTCTGCTTCAGCGAAAGCAGAAAAGCTAAAAAGGGAAACAAAGGAATTAAAAGCGAGTTTACGCGCACTTGACCGAGAGTATAAAAGCGGGAAAATCTCTGCAGAACAATACGCCGCAGCGCATCAAAAATTAGCTTCTCAATTAGAAAAGAGTGTAGAGAAGCAAAAGCAATTACAAGCACAGATGAAGAAACAGCAGCAAATGATGAAAAATCTCAATGATTTTCGAGGAAGAGCGGCCACAACAGTAGCAACCGTTCTTCCATTTGCTGCTGCTTCTGCTGCGTCAACAGCAGCTGCATATTCGTCTATACACAAAGCAATGGATTTTGAGGCACAGCTATCAGCTATCAAGGCTGTCACCGGTCTAACCAATGCAGAAATGCAACAAATGAGATCCCTTGCTCTCGACGTTGGAGCAAAAACAAAATATAGTGCTTTAGAGGCTGCGCAAGGGATTGAAGAGCTATTAAAAGCAGGGATATCACCGGCTATTGTAAAGGCTGGTGGACTAGAGGCTGCATTGAATTTAGCGACAGCTGGTGGACTTGATTTAGCCGAAGCAGCCGAAGTAATGTCAGACTCCCTTCATGGATTCAAAAAAGATGCTCTGACAGCTGCTCAAGTGGCAAATATTCTCGCTGGTGCGGCAAATGCATCTTCTTCCGACGTACATGAATTGAAATATGCGCTAAGTGCGGTAGGACCTGTTGCGGATGGAATCGGTGTAAGCTTTAAGGAAGTCAATGCTACCCTCGCAGCATTCTCGAATAACATGTTAAAAGGTAGCGATGCTGGTACATCTCTCAAAACGTTCTTATCAAACGTTCAGCCAAAATCGAAACAAGCGGCGGAGCTGTTTAAAAAATACGGGCTGATTTTAAAAGACGGCACGAATATTTTGTTTGATACAAACGGTCAATTGAAGGATATGGCCGAAGTAGCCGAGATTTTGCATCAAAAATTCGGTAAGCTAACAGACCAAGAACGCACAGATGTTTTCTTCAAAATGTTCGGTTCGGACTCCATTCGAGCGGCAAACATATTAGTCAAAGAAGGCGCTGCTGGCATTCGAGAAATGTACAAGGAAATGTCAAAGGTCACGGCACTGGATGTTGCAAAAGAAAAGATGAACAATGCGGCTGGTGCTGTGGAACAGCTTCGTGGTGCATTTGAAACGTTGCAAATCATTGGTGCCGAGGGGACTTTACCTGTCATTAAGAAAGTGGCATTAGCGGCAGCGGATGCGTTTGAGCAAAATACGACTAGAGTTGAAAAAGCCAGCAAAAGAATAGGGAAAGCACTGGATGATATTCTGGCCCCGTTTACTACAACTAAACCAAAATTTGACGTCATGCGGGCTAAAATGGACCCAGAATATCTAAATGAGTATTATTCGGAGTTTGCAAAGTGGAATAAATTCAAAGACATGGACTTTAGCGACAAGGTTATCTATGCCTTAGACGAAGCAACGACAAAAATAGAAGATTGGGTAAACGGCTCAGGTGGCAAAAAATTCGAGAAGATATTCGCGAAGCTCGCTGAGATTTCTGTAAATGCGTATGTTGGGGCGCTAAAGGGCCTTGTGTCCAGTTCTATTAAGCAGCTAGGACAAGGTAACTTTGCTAGTGCAGCAGGGCTTGCGGCCGTAGCAAACATAATGACTGGTGGATTTATAGCCCAAGGGGCGTGGGCAGTAACAAAAAAAGTCGGTCAGAAAGCCTATAATAAAGCCAAAGCTAAATTTGAAGCGGCCAAGAACTTTAATAGCAAGCCACAAGGTCCACCGACACCGCCGCCGGCTGCTCCGAAACAGGCTAATACTCAACCTAAAAGCGCCCCTAAAAGCACTGAAAAAATTGTATACTTAAACGATTATAAGAAAACAAAAGTGGGTTCTTCGGCAGTTAAAGCAGCTGAACAAGCTACAAAATCATCTGGATGGCTGTCTAAAGTAGGTGAATTTTTCAAAAAGACCGGTAAAATAGCAGGGAAATTATCTCTGCCATTAGCTATCGCGACAGAAGCATATGGGATATATAAAGCAAAAGATAAGACAAAAGCTACCGTGCAAGCTGCTGGCGGATTAGCCGGTGGATGGGCTGGTGCAAAACTTGGTGCTGCACTAGGGACAGCAATCACTCCGGGAGTCGGCACAGCAATAGGCGGAATCGTAGGTGGTATCGGAGGATACTTTGCAGGGAAATGGCTGGCCGGAAAAGCTACTGATTCAGTCAGAGCGGCTAGTTCTTCCGGATCTGCTCCGGCTTCCACTACGCCGCCTAGTTCAAATATAAATTCAAATGTAGTGAATCAAAGAATTAGTGCGTTAGCATCGACTATTGCGTTGGCCGAACAAAGTTTCCGCCTGTTAACTATGTATACAAGTCAGGCATCGGGGAAAATCGCAGGAGGTATATTCCCTATTGCTACAAACGGGGCGATGGCATCAAAAAGTATTTCCCTTTTGGCCATGTATGCAGGAAAAGCTTGTGGGTGGATTGCAACCATTTACGGTATACAAAATGGCGCAAATGCGGCAAAGACGAGCATGTCCATTCTAGTCTCTTACATCGGAAAGGCCAGTGGATGGATTGCATCCATTTATGGAATTCAGTCAGCTGCAGAGTCTGTAAAATCAGCATTGAATCGCCTTGCAGCAAGAATTGATTCTGTTCCTGCTCCTCGAATCTCTGTATCTGCAGGCAGCGGAGGTAAAGTTCAAAAGCACGCTAGAGGCGGTATATTCCGCAAGCCACACATTGGCATGGTCGCAGAAGCAGGAAAGCCTGAATCAATCATCCCTATTCGACCTGGTGATCCGCGATCTCTTTCTTTATTCGAAGAAACCGGCCGTTTGCTGGGAGCGGATTCGATATATAAAAAATCGAAAGAACTGAAAACATCCTCCTTCCAACAGTTCAATTTCACTTACGCGCCCGTCATTCAAGGTGTAGAAGCAAGAGAAGTAGAGCCGATACTAAAACGGGAGCGTTCTAATTTTGAAGAACAAATGAATTCGTATTTACGGAAAAAAGCGAGGGTGTCTTACGCATGAAATATGTGACAAAAAAAGGAGACACATGGAGCAAAATCGCATATGAACAATATGGCGGCGAGTATCTAATGACGGTATTGCTGGACCATAACCAGCAATACCGGGATATCGTTGTTTTTCCGCACGGAATCACTTTAGAAGTACCAGGCATCGAAGAAATCATTGATGATACGCCGTTCTGGATGAAGGAAGTTGCAGAGGATGTGGGTGAAACAGAGGAAGACGCAACGGACGATACAGGAGATATAGAAGAGGATGTAATGGAGGGCGGCGCCTATGGCTAATGCTCGCAGGGCATATATAAGCCTAAAATACAATAATCAGAAATTAGATACTTATATCCATCCGTTTCTGAAAGAATGGACGATTACGGACAATTTATCCGGAGCTGCCGACGATTTGGAAGTTTTGCTAGAAGACACCCAAAAACTTTGGCGCGGATCTTGGATGCCGTCGGAAGGAGCGCTGCTTACAGCCTCGATCATCTCACAAAATTGGTACGGCGACGAAAAGACAGAAACCAAACCGATGGGTTTGTTTGAAATTGATGAAATCAGCCTTAAATATGGTGAAGGATTTCGGATTGCTGCTATCAGCCTTCCGGAGTCCGGCAGCTTGCGCGGGCAACAGAAAAGCCGTTCCTGGGAAAAAACAAAACTGAAAACGGTTTTTGCAGATATAGCCAAAGCGAACAACATGAAACTTCAGTACAATTCGGACGAAAATCCGGATATTGATAGGGTGGAGCAGGCAAGCGAACAGGACATCAAATTTTTAATGCGTTTATGCCAAGAAAATGGCCTGTCGCTTAAAATCTCTAATAAGACGATTGTCGTGATGGACGAAGCGAAATACGAGAAAGCAGCTGCACAAGCGACAATACAGCCAAACGATCCGTACCTAGTTGATTATGAGTTCACAAAAAGCCTAAACGGCAAGTATAGAGCGGCAAAGGTGGAATATCGCGATCCATCGAAGAAAAAGACTATCCGATACACCTTTACACCGCCAAACTCCCCGAAAGTAGGGAGAATTTTAGTCATCAACGAACAGGTGAAAAGTACTGCCGAAGCGATGAAGCTGGCGAAGAAAAAATTGAGGGAAGCAAACAAAGACGCGAATACAGCGTCTTTTATTTTTTCTGGGATAAAAAACTATTATTCGGGTATGACGGTAAATGTGAATGGATTCGGAAATTTTGACGGGAAGTACATCATCACACGGACACGGTTTTCGGGTTCCTCTTCTGGAACAGCGACATCTATAGAACTAAGAAAATGCTTGGAGGGATATTAATGGATATCGTCAGGGTCGGTATTGTGTCATCCGTCAATTCGGAAAAATGCAAAGCAAGAGTAGCTTTTGACGATCGCGATAATTTGGTGACAGCAGAATTGCCCGTTTTGGTTAGAGGTGCCATGAAAAATAAAGAATATTGGCTTCCGGTTGTAGGGGAGCAAGTGGTGGTTTTGTTTCTCCCGAATTCTAACCACGAAGGTTTTATTATTGGCTCCTTGTATAATGATGAAGATATCCCTCCGACAAAAGAAAAGCATTTGCGAGTGTTGCAATTTGAGGATGGAACTACTATCTCATATGACACGGAAACACATACCCTTTCCATTCAATGCGCAGGTCCAATTAACATCAAAGCGAGTGGAAACGTTACGGTCATCGGTGATGTCATTGCCGATGGCATCAGTTTGAAGAATCATACTCACTCAGGAGTCCATGGTGTAACGTCTCCGCCGATCGGAGGTAGTTAAGGTTGGCGAAAATCGGGAGTTTTGCAGGGGTTGTATTTGAAGTATCGTCCCAAAAGGTTCTGACTTTCGATGAGTTCGAGCGAGAAGGAGGATCAAGATGGCATGAACACGAAATTGTGGGGCGGAAACCTGCTCCGGAGTTTTTGGGACCTGGATTGGAGCGGATTAAATTTGTTGTCAAGGTTTCTTCTTTTTTAGGTGTCAATCCAGCAGATGTCATCAGAAAACTCAGATCAGCAAGGGATAACGGTTTATATTCCAAATTCATTATTGGAAATGCCACTATCAGTTCTTCTTCATGGGTATTGACAGAGCTGCGGGAGATTCATAAGATCCGAGGAGCTAACGGCCTTTTAGTATCGGCAGATTTGGAACTGACGTTAGTAGAGTATCCTGAACCTTATAAGCCACCAGCAGCAACATCTAAACCAAAACCTCCTCCTCCTAAAACGAATACATCTAAAAAAGGGTCGATCGGAAAAGTAATAGTGAAAGTAGGGATGCTCAATTTACGTTCTGGCCCAAGTCTAAAGGCAAAAATCGTCCGTGTATTACGAAAAGGACAAGCATATAAAGTGTATGGAACAGTGAAAACTGACATCACTTGGTACAAACTCGGAGGAGGGACGTACGTGAGTGCTAATCCGAAATATGTTATCTTCGAAAAGATGTGATGCAAATGATTGATTTTAAAGCCATTGATTATGGCGCAACAGGCAATGAAGAAATTATTCAAAATGTCAGATTTATTTTATCCACCATCATTGGTTCTTGTGTGCTGGATATCAATTTGGGGGTATCTCCGGATATTGCTGATTCGCCTATCCAACTGGCTCAGGCGAAGATAACAGCTGAAATCATCGAAAAAATCGAAGCGTATGAACCACGAGTTATGGTGGAAAGCGTCACCTTTTTTGCTGATCCTTTGAACGGCCGGCTCATCCCACAGGTAAAGGTGGTGAACAAGGAAAATGGCGAGGTTTGGACTGCCTGACATAGACTTTGTCAACCGAGACCCTAGCGAAATCGAGGCAGAAATGGTCACCAAATTTGAAGAAAAAACGGGAATCCATCTTGCGGACGCAGATCCGCGTCGAAAATTTATCCAGACGGTTGTTTATGCTTTTTCTTTAGCTTACAACCGAATTGATTACACCGCGAAGCAAAATTCTTTAGCTTATGCGGAGGATGATTTTCTAGATCATATCGGAAACAAAAAAGGGGTTCCGAGGCTTGAGCCAAAGCCTGCAGAGTGCATCGTCCGTTATGAGATCAATCCAATTCAGAATATGGTAATTCCGAAGGGGCATCGGGTATCATACGGCAACGAGTTGTTTTTCGAGACAACCCAAGAGACGCTAGTGCCGAAAAATGCGGAGTATGTAGACGTGAAAGTACAATGTACAGAGGCAGGTCCAATAGGCAATGGATTTCTTCCAGGTCAAATCAATAACATCGTCGATCCTATCCCGTTTGTTGTTAGAGCATATAACATTACTACTACCAGTGGTGGTACGGATTGGGAAGACGACGATCCGTATGCCGAACGCATTCGGCAATCGTCTGAAAGATACAGTACAGCTGGACCGGAAGGGGCGTATATCTTTTACGCGAAGACAGCGGATCAAAGGATTGTTGATGTCGCAGTCGAGTCGCCTTCAGACGGCGTGGTAGAAATTATTGTGCTGCTAAAGAACGGAGAACTGCCCGATCAAACTGTCCTGGACAGGATTACGGAAATCTGCAATGACAAAACAGTCCGGCCTCTTACCGACAAAGTAATCGTTCGCCCTCCAGATGTGGTTTCTTACGACATTCAGCTAACCTACTATGTTTCGAGAGAGAAGGCAAATGTGCTAACCGATATTCAAACTCAGGTTCAAGCCGCCGTCAGCGAATACGCTGTCTGGCAAAAAAGCAAATTAGGCAGATGGATAGACCAAAGCGAACTCGTCGCTCGGGTGAAAGCGGCTGGAGCTTCACGGTGTTTTGTGCAGGCTCCAACTTCTTTTATCGAAGTAAAGAAAACACAAGTAGCAAAAGAAAATACAGTTTCTCTTACCTTTGGAGGGCTGACGGATGATTAAACTAGACGATCTCAACTTAGTCGATATACTTCCTGACAGTCTGAAACAAGATGAGGTCACTCTTGCAATTGCAGAAGTAGCAAATGATGAATTCAAAAGGTTGTTGAAGCAAATTGAAATCTTAAACCCAAAAACAGCCCATCCGGCTTTTGCTCTCGACATGGTAGCGTATGAAGAGCATGTGGATTTTTACGATGTGGAGCTTCCTGAAGAGCAGAAAAGAGCGCTAATCGAAAATGCAGAGTTGGTTCACAAGAGAAAAGGAACTCCTTGGGCCATCGAAGAGGTGGCTTCCATTTTCTTTAAAAACGCAAAGTTACGGGAGTGGTTTGAATACGGAGGGAGGCCCTTTCGTTTTAAGATTGAAACGGATGAGGATATTAAAAATGAAAGTGACATTCCAGTCCTTCTTCGTTTGATTTACGCCCACAAACGTAGAAGTACAAGGTTGGATGCTATTTGGTTTAGAAAGAGCGAAGGTACGTATTTTCAGATTGTTCACGATGACCGAATACGAATCAAACCGGCAATAAAATTTCGGTCAGGCATTGTGATGCCCGGGAGTTCAAAAAATTCTCAAACGAGGATTATACCCTCTGTAAGAAACGGTATTTCTGTTTTGAATTTTACTGGTGAGATTTATGCAGGGAAGAAAAGTAACGACGCAAAAACGGGAGTCAGAGTTTCGTCTCTCACGACAGTATTACAAAAAAATTCATATGGTTATAGCTCGTACAAAAATATTGAGTTTCCTCTTGGCGACTCAATAGCGGAGACAAGCGAGGATATTTCATTCATATCTTCAGGAATAAAAAACGGAGCATCGCAGCCTCGATTTTGCGGGAAGCTTCATGTGGGTAAAGGGTGGTGATGATATTGCTGACTTCATTAGCTCTTCAAAAGATAGCAAATTTTATTGATCAGAACTGCGTCAAAGCTGACTACACCATCGATGGTAAAGTATATCAAGGGAAAATCAGAAGGACTATCATATCCGGCTCAAATGTGATAAAACATGTGTATTTAACAACCAGGGATCCTGTCGGGAAAGTCACAAAAGTTCGATTGCTAGACGCAGACGGAAATGTCTTTGCCGAACTAACTAGCGATAAAATGCATGAGAAAAATAAAGGACTTTTATTTGAATTTAAATTTACCGTCCAGGAGGGGTAATTAGATGTCTGAGATTCATAGAACAAGAACTTATGAACCGACCGTTTGGGAAGACCGTGTGTTAGACGAAGCCACTGGACAGGTCATCATCGAAGGAACACCGGTAGATGAAGAAAATATGAACAACATCGAAGCTGGGATTCTGGTGGCGCACTATGACATTGGCCTTTTAGCAGAGTTTCTGGCACAGCAGACCCGATTAAACAATCTTGAAATTCAAAAGTATAAAAATCAACGTCTGTTGCAAGGGCAGGCAACGATCACCGGAACGTCCTCTAACGGTTATTTCCGGGATTCCGAACCTTTCGTACAGGTTAGTCTGACTGGTTTCGCACAAATCAACGCACCAAACTATGATGTATTAGTGACTCCGATTGGCGGCGACGCGGGACTTGTCGGGAGATTGGAAGTATATGATAAAACTCAAAATGGTTTCAAAGTCAAGATGACCGGCAGTGCAAGCTCGGTCACTTTTTTATGGACTTTAATCAATCCTGCAGTCTAAGGAGGAGATAAAATGATTATCACTGAAATTAATCAAGGGCCAAAAACAACATATTCGTTGCAGGGGAAAGTGTTGACAATCGGAGGACAAGTATCTATCGATTTGCAGGAAAGACAGTCTGATGTACAAAAGGTTATCGATATTTGCTTAGACAATCAGCTGCAAACCATGCGTGAAGGCATCGGCGCTTGGTATGTAGCTACAATCATTATCCCTCCTAAGCAACGCGAGTTGGTTCCTAGCGGCGAAGTTGACGAAGAAGGAAACGACATCTATATCGAGCGCGATCGTGAGCTTGACATTAATAAAGTCGAACTCCGATTGTGGGCTCTGCCTGCCGGTTATGGCCAAAACGAATCTACAGAACAAGGAGTGACTGAATAATGCCATTTGTACTTTCGATCAAGGATACTTATCGTCAAGCTGTTGAATCCGCCACAGGCGGAAAAAACACGGTCATGTATGATGACAAAGGAAATCCGTCTGTCATGGTTTGCATTCCTAAATTCAACTTATCAGATGTCATCAACGGGGCGCCTAACGTTCCGCACCCGGCTTTTGTTGTGAACGGTGTAGTAAAAAGTGAAATTTGGATTTCAAAATATCAAAATATCGTGCATGACGGTCGCGCATATTCTATTCCTTTCTTAAATCCGAAGACGTCTGTGACATATGACCAAGCAAAACAATATTCCGCAGCGAAAGGTCCAGGCTGGCACTTGATGACAAACGCGGAATGGGCAGCTATTGCCCTCTGGTGCAAGAAAAACGGATTTATGCCCCGCGGAAATAACAGCTACGGGAAAGACCATTCAGCTCCTCACGAGCGCGGAAAGGTAACATATAAATACACGAGCGGCGGCACGGAATATGAGGGACGTGTTGCAACAGGTTCTGGACCTGCCTCTTGGGCGCACAATGGTATGAATGATGGCATTTTCGATCTCAACGGAAACGTATGGGAATGGGTCGATGGCTTGAAGCTGATTGACGGAAAGATTTATGTCCACCAAGATAACAACTACAATACACCAGAAGGACCGCGCGTGGTCGATCAGTGGGTGGATACAGGCGTTTACTTTGATAACACGACAACAGGTGATGCAAACACAACAGATCATGATGTAGGCGCCGATCCTGTCTTGGGATCAGAAAGAACAAATCCGATGTTTACAACTGACCCAAGTTCGGATGCTTACTACGGGTATAGCTATACGACCTTTGAAACGTTAGGAGCTAAATCCGGCTTCACAGTTCCGGATCTATTGAAGTATCTCGCTATTGCTCCTATCGACGCGAACCACAGCGGAGACGGTATCTGGGTGCGTAACTACGGTGAGCGCCTTCCGATTCGTGGCGGCTACTGGGCCGATGGGGCTTCTGCTGGCGTCTTCGCGTTGAACCTGCGCTACGCTCGTGCGCACTCGAGTTCTACCCTCGGTTTCCGCTCCGCGTACATCGCGCCGTAATCTGGAATCTGAGAAACTGTGAATCTGACAGGGTCCGCGATAGCGGGCCCTCGCATTTTGAGGTGATTCCATGGCAAATAAAGAAGATTTAAAAGTGCTTCAAAATGTTATGACATGATCTTATATGGGTATACTGCACTGCGGCAGTATCCGAAGTCAGAAAAACACACGCTTGCGGCTGAAACAAAACGAAGTATGTATGAGTTGTTGAAACTTATCATTCGCGCAAACAAGCGATATTACAAGAAAACGACGCTACAGGATATTGATATTGAACTCGATAATCTTCGATATCTCGTAAGGTTAGGTAATGGCCTTGGATTTTTGCCTTTCAAAAAATATGAAAATTGGTCACGGTTGCTCGATGAATTAGGAAGAATGATCGGCGGCTGGATGAAATCGATCAAACAATAGTACATATTGGGGAACGAGCCATATTTGTGAGCGCATTCCGATTCGTGGCGGCAACTGGAACAATGGGGCTAATGCTGGCGTCTTCGCGTTGAACCTGAACAACGCTCGTACGAACTCGAGTACTAACATCGGTTTCCGCTCCGCGGTTCTCCTCGCCCGAAACTTCAAGCGCATTGCGCTTGTTGGCAGTGCGGAGGAAAACGGGTCCGTTTCCCTGCCCTCTTCAAATGGCTCTTATGGGCAAAAAATTGAATTGCTGGCGAATCAGTTAGTAGGTTCTCCGAAGAGTGATACAGTCAGCCGAAAAAACATACTTGGAGATGATTCTGAGACGATGAAACGGTTGGGAAACTTGTACGAGAAAATTATCGACTACGAGAACCTGTGGGACGCTTACTTAAACGCCAGAAAAAATAAGAGGTTTCGTGGCGATGTATTAGAGTTTACACACAATGCAGAGGAAAACTTAATCCAGATACAAAACGAACTAATTTATAAAACTTACAGATCAGCGAGCGAGAAAGCCCGCTCCTTGAGGGGTGGGATGAAAGCGAGCCGTTTTCTTCATATT